ATTTGGCAAGTGAATATCGCATATATCACAAAACAATGATGTATGCAGGTACTATTGATGAAGTTTGTTTGATAAACAATCATTTAGCAATAATCGATTATAAGACAACATCGGGTGTGAATGAGATGCTGACAAAGGTTCAGCTTGAAGCTTATGCACAAGCGTTTAGCTCGCATGGTATAGAGGTATCAGGAAAATCAATAATTCACTTAAAGCCGAATGGAAAGTATGACATGATAGATTATGATGCTCATGATAACGAATGTTGGAGCGTATTTGTAGCGCTTTTACAGATAAATAACTATAAGTCAAAATTTATAAGGAGGAAGTAAGAATGTTTGAAACAAAAAAACAAAAGTCAGAATCAGAGTATTTTGGAAAGGTGAATGTATCACAGGAGAAAATCAACAAATTTGATAAAGAAGTTGACGAGATTAAAGATATAAGCGGTGGTGCTTCTGCTAAGCTTATGGCAGATGTATTTTTTGATGAAGCTTTAGAAACGGCAAAAAATATTGAGGTATGGCTCAATTCGCAAAATAACGGTATGGCTCAAAATATAGCAATGATAGCTTTGATGATGACGGCTGATAGGTTAAATGAAACAAAGTCAGATAGTTATAAGGTTATGATAAATCAAACAGTGGCAACCATTATGAGATTGAAAATTGCCGATGAAGAACAATTCGGAAAAATGTTATTCGGCGGTGTTTTGGGAGGTATTTTAGATGGAAGAAAATAAAGAAACGGTTGTAGCAGTTATTCAAAACAATGGAACAGAGGGTGAAAATTATGTGTCTGTCGGTGTGGGCTATAAGGAAGAAGTGCAACAGTTTAAGATAACAGATGACGATGCTTATGCTGAAGCTGGCAAACTCGGAAGCAAAATTAAAGGAAAGACTTCCGAGGTGACAGAATTTTTCAAGCCGTTAAAGGCGGCGGCACATCAAGCACATAAAAAAATATGTGATAGAGAAAAAGAAGTATTAAAGCCATTTGTAGAGGCGGAAAAAACGATTAAGAGAGCGATGAACTCGTATTTGGATGAAAAAGAGAAAAAAAGACGAGCAGAAGAAGCTTACATAAAGAAAATGGCACAGCAAAGCTTAGAAGAAAGCATAAATAAAGCTACTGAACTTGAAGCCAACGGAAAAATTAAAGAAGCAGAGGAAGCAATGGAAGAAGCTATAATAGCAGAAAATTTTCAAAAGTCAGGTGCATCACTTCCGGTACAATCAGCTCCGACTGTTAAGGGAGTGAGTACAACGAAGGACTATGAGATTGTATCAGTAGATTCGTCCAAAGTGCCTATTGTATTTAATGGTGTTGAAATTAGACCGGTCGATATGTCAGCAGTTAAGAAATTAATCAAAGATTCAAAGGGAACAATCGAAATTGAAGGTATTGAATACAGAGAAGTAAATAAGGTTAGTTTGAGAAAGTGAGGTAATTTAAGATGGCTAATGCAACTACAAATGCTACAGATATGATAGTGAAGTACGATTCGGCTTTTGGTGAAGTAACGCTTACGGCTGAAGATGTAAAAAAATATCTTGTCAAGGGCGGTGGACAGCTAACAGATCAAGAATTAAAACTTGGTATGGAGCTTTGCAAATATCAGAAATTAAATCCATTTACAGGTGAAGTCTACTTCATAAAATTCGGTAATGATTTTCAGTTGGTTGTCGGATATGAAACATACAAACGCAGAGCGGAAGAAAATCCTGAGTATATCGGAAGAAAATCAGGTATTGTTGTACAACGTGGTGGTGAAGTCATACAAAAAGAAGGAACGTGTCTATATCCTACTGAAACCTTGATTGGTGGTTGGTGTAGAGTTTTTCGTGAAAAACGTGGTCGAGAAGATGAAACATACAAAGAAGTCGGCTTGAAAGAATATGATAAAGGACAGGCAAATTGGAAGTCGAAACCGTGTACGATGATTGAAAAGGTTGCAGTATCTCAGGCATTGAGAGCAGCGTTTCCGACTGATTATGAAGGTTTATATACTGATGTTGAAATGGGAAGTCAAGAGTACGGCAGTAATATGCCAAAAGGTGAGCCTTCAAATACTGAAAATGCAAATGATGTAATTGAAGGTCAGTGTAGAGAAATCAATGATATGGACCAATTAATTGCTCACGAAGAAAGAACAAGATTATTTGATAATGTCACAAAAATATACGGTGAAGACGGTGTAAATATCATCAAAGAAATATGTGATTCGTTTGGTTTTGAATCGACTAAGAAATTAACCAAACAGCAGTATTTTAACCTTGTAGAAGCCGTGAATGAACGCATGGTAAAGGATGAAATACAAGAATCTAAAATTGCAGAATTGGAGTGGTAATATGTCAAAAGGTTTGAATTATTTTATCCATGATTCTGATGCCGTGGAGAATGAAACACTATCTATATTGAGAGGTTTATACGGCAATGATGGATATGCTTTTTGGTTTATAACACTTGAATGTTTGGTGCAGTCAGATGAAATGCAACTTGACTGCTCGGACAGAAAGAATTGGCTTAGATATGTTGCAAAATGCAACATATCTGAAGCTAAGGCGAATGAAATTATAGAAGCGCTGGTTAGCTTAGAAGCAATAGACGCTGAATTATGGAATAAAAAACGTATAATTTGGTCTGATGCACTTGTAAAACGTCTTAAAACAAAATTAACACGCAGAATAGACGGTGTTCCCGAAAAACCAAAGATAGAAACACCTGCCAAGAAAAAAACGGTTAAACCGGTAACTCGCAATGTCATTAAATATGCAGAATATGTTTCAATGACAGAAACGGAATATAACAAGTTGGTTGAAAAATATGGAGAAAATGCTACCAAGAAATTTATTGAGGTATTGGACAATTACAAAGGCAGTACCGGAAAAAAATATAAAGATGACTATAGAGCTATTCTTAATTGGGTAGTGGAGAGTACATTTGAGAAATATCCGTATTTGAAAAACTCTAATGTACAAAAATCGAATCCGTTTGATTCCGTTCAAATACCTGATGGCTACAGAGGTGATATGTAATTATGAATTTTAAAGAAATAATGCTTACGAATGAGGTCACGGAAGATACGGAAATTCCTTTATGCCCTCACTGTCATACTCCGCAAGCAATAAAAATGGTGATGATGGGTAAACTTAGACTTTTACCTGTGATGTGTGAGTGCAGAAAAAAAGAGGTAGAAAAGCTTGAAAAAGCAGCTAAGGATGCAGAATTTCAAGAAGTTGTACGCTCTCTAAGGAAAAACAGTCTGATGGATGAAAGATTTAAAGACAGTAATTTTAAAAATGTTATTGTTACAGAGGGTAATAAAAATGCTTTGAAAATAGCTCGCAGATATTGTACTGAAGCAGAGAGAATGTTGTCCGAAAATCAAGGCTTGATGTTTACAGGTGGTGTCGGAACAGGAAAAACTCTTATAGCGGCATGCATGGCAAACGAGTTGATTAATAATGGATATTATGCAATTATGACATCTATTGTAAAGATGCTTGACAACGGCTATAGGAATGAAGATGAAGCTTATATCAATAAGTTAAATAAGGCTGATTTTTTGTTTATTGATGATTTCGGTGCAGAAAGAAAAACCGATTACGCATATGAACGTATATATAACCTTATAGATAGCCGATATAGAGTAAAGAAACCGTTGATAATAACAACTAATCTGTCAGTTCCTCAGATGACACAACGAATTGATATGCAGACTGACAGAATATATGACAGAGTGCTTGAAATGTGTTATCCAGTCGAAATTACAGGTACCTCATGGAGATTAATTTCAGCTAAACAACGATATGAACGGTCATTAAAGGAGGTGAAATAAATGTCGGAGAGTAAGGACGAATATAAATATATTCGCATCTCAAAAGAAGAAGATAGATGTATGATTGCTCAAATCCTCGCTAAGGAAGGATATACGGTTAAATTTGAGCGTAAAAAACTTACGGAGAAGGCAAGAGCATATACATACTTCGTTTGTTACAAAGAAGAATAATTGGCAATGGAGGATTGGAATTTGTAATGGAATTAAAATTCACAATTAGAGGAGAGCCTAAAGGAAAGGGTAGACCTAAGTTTTCAAGGCAAGGAAATATAGTCCGTACATATACCCCTGATACAACAGCAAATTATGAGAATTATGTGAAAATGGAGTATTGGAATCAATGCGGCCAAAGAATGTTTGCGAAGGGTGTTCAACTTGATATGAGATTGACTGCGTATTTTGCGATACCTGCAAGTACATCAAAGAAACGGCAACAGCTGATGCGAGATAAGGTGATAAGACCAACGAAGAAACCCGATATGGATAACATAATCAAGATTATTGCTGATGCGTTGAACGGCATTGCATATTATGATGATTCTCAAATAGTAGATACCGCAGTACGAAAATTCTATTCAGACGAGCCAAGAGTGGTTGTCAAAATATCGGAGGTGGAATCATGAAAGATTTAGAATGGTCGGATATATATGGTGAAGGTGAAATTGTAGCCGAATGTGATTGCTGTGGTAATACAGAACGAACAGAATTTACAGACAATTATCCTGACTACAAATCATTTCAAAACGAATTGAAAGAAAAAGGCTGGATGGCATGTAAGATACATGGCGAGTGGCACGATTTCTGTAGCGAATATTGCAGAAATAAATATATAAAGGAAAATGTATAAAACATATAAATGGAGGATTTTAAAATGGCAAACGAACAGAAAAAAGGTATTTATGAATTGAATCTTGACAGTGATGTATTTCTTGGTTTAAAAACGGATTTTAACAAGATTTTAAGAAGAACGCTTTCAAATATGGAGAGCAAACACAGTGATGAAGCAGAAGTTACAGTAAAGTTGAAAATCAGCACAAAAAATGATATGGTTCCTGACTTTGTATCGGGAAACGGTATGAACCGTGAAATCGTTCGACCGAGTTTTATTCATAAAGTAGAATCTGTTATGAAGATTCAAGAAAAGGTATCAGGTCATGTAAGCGGAGATTATGAAATGGTATGGGATGAAGATAAGTGTCAATTCGTAATGAAAACTATTGACAACGGACAGGTGAGCATGGATGACCTTGAAAAAGAAGATACAAAGCAAGAGTATGCACAGCTTAATTCGGCAAAACCTCAACTTGAAGAAGACAAGAAAGATGCAGAAGATGTAATCGAGGGTGTGTATCGAGAAATCAATGACGAAGATGACGAAAATGCAGAGGATATACAGTATGATGAACCGGAAAACTAATGAAAAACCGAATGATGTATTAATATATGAAACAGTAATCCATATTTTAAATAACCTAAGCGACCAAGGCATAAAAGTATGGTTGGATATGGGCGAATTAATGCCTAATTTAAAGGGTGGAAAATATGCCGCTACTGAGAAAAAAACAAGGAAGCAATATTCAAAATTCGGCCCAAAATGGGACATGGATACAGAACAGGTACTCGCATTATGTAATCAATAAAAATGGAGGCGGAAAGATTGAATAAATATGTCGTAATGATTAATGCTGATGATACAGTAATTATTAATTCAGATAACAATAAGGAAGTCAAAATGTACTTTTCTAAAGGTTATAAAATTGTAAATCGAATCAAGTCAAAACATCCTCTTGAACAAAATGTTTTGGAAATAATGAATGCGATGCAAAATGGAGAGGGAGAAAGCAAAGATGAAGCAAGTAATAAAAATTAAATTTGTAGATGAAGAAGGCAAACCAAGAGGAAAGGAATATTGCTATTACTGCACTGTTCCAACAATCGCTCTCGGTGATTATGTTAAAGCTCCTGTAACACCTCAGAGTGAAAATGATATGCCGAGCAGGAAAGGCATAGTTACAAAAATAAACGTGCCGGAACAGGAGATAGAACCATTCAAACAATACGCTAAGACAATAACAGAGAGGATTGATTAAATGAATACAGTAAATCTTGTTGGCAGATTGACAAGAGATGTTGTTGTACGGCAGACGAAACAAACAGGCAAAAATGTAGCATCATTTTCGTTGGCTGTTAAGAGACCGTTTTCGGGTGGAAATCAAACGGACTTCTTTAATTGTATTGCATGGGATAAGGTTGCAGAAGCATTATCTGTGCATACCCAAAAGGGCGATTTGATAGGTATAACAGGTTATATTTACGTTAGAAAATATACAGATAAAACTGGTGCAGAACATACGGTGACGGAAGTAAATGCAAGGCAAATTGAATTTTTTCCGAATGGTAGGTCATCATCTAAGAATGATACCGGAAATAGCGGTATGAGAAATTCATTAAATGATGAATTTGGTGATATTGATGGAGAAGAAGACGATTTGCCATTTTAGGAGGTAGGTAGATGTCAGTGGATAATGAAAATCTTGAATTGAAAAAATGTCCGTATTGCGGAGGTACGGCGATACAGTTCGGCAGAACGAAGAAAAAAATAAAGTGTAAAGAATGCGGTGCATCAACCAGTACATATGATTTGTTGTCAGAAGCGGTTGAAGCATGGAATAAACGCACTATTAATAATCAAATGGTTGCTGAATAAAAACTGAATATTACAGGTCATGCAAGAGCGGATAAGCATGATTCAAAATCCCCTTGTAAATGAAATATCAAAGCTATTAATCCTTTCTTGTAAAATATTATAGAGTGGTGCTTGTCTGCTCCTACATGACCTGTAAAAAAAGAACAACGCTTGCGGAAAAACCACAAACGCTGCCCTTAAAGATATAGATGATACAACTAATATTAACACATAAGGGATTTAAGTGTCAAGCGTAGGAGGGAATATTCGCAATGAGCAAAGATAATAAAGTGTCAACACTGACAAAAGCTACCGTTAAGGCTATAACAGAAATTGCTACCGCACAGGCTATTAAGGCATATAACGATGAAAAAAAGTCTGATGTACAGAAATATCATGATAGACGTTATAAAAATACAAAGCTATTGCTGAAAAACTATCATAAATTCGTAGAATACAGGAATAATGCTATATACGATGCATCGAAAGTTGAAGGCAATGTTATTATAGCTGAGATTATGGAAGAAAGTCCTGAAGGAAATTTTTCGGTTGAAAGTATAAAGAAAAATGTTGTTATTACTCATACTATGTTGGCTCACATAGACGAAATGTTGAAAGTTTACGAAAACAGATGTAATAGATCATCAAAACCTGAAGTACATAGAAGATGGAGAGTATTAAAGGCTATGCACTTATCCGAAGATGAAGGGAATGTTGATGATATTGCAGAGAAAGAAAACTGTAGTAGTAGATTGATACAGTATGACTTGAAAAAAATTTATGAAGAATTGTCCGAATTGTTTTTCGGAATTGATTTTAACGATATGCTCCAGTAGGGGCATATTGTAGTTTTTAGAAATTTACAATGGTGCAATTATTTGTGTAGTATTACAATATTATTATCAAATAAGCAAATAAGATTGACAAAATACGTTTTTTTGGTACGATACGCACACAAAAAATAACAAAGGAGACGAAAAAAATAATGAAAAATTCGGTGGACATGGAGAACGGTATAGTAGGAATGAAAAAAGTGAGGACTATAATTAAAGCATTCAGCAATCAGGAGCTTGATTTCTACAATCCGGAAGATTCGTTAATTGCATTTCAAACAATTCAAGATTTGTTCGATGAAAATTTTGAAAAACTTGAAAGAGCATATTACGGTAATGAAAGCGAGGTAATTGTAAACAAATAAATTACATAATAAGTGAATGGAGGCAGGGTAAAACCTGCCTTTTTCAGTTATTTTTATCTTTAGTGGTTATACTATTTATTATAGAATCAATAGCATCTTTAATACCGTCAAATTCACATTTGACAGGATTTAATTCAAGTAATTTGTTAAGTGAAAGATTTTTTTGGTCACCGCATTTTTTATCTATTTCTGATGTAGGCAATATATAAAAATCCCAATGGTCAAGTATAAGTGGGTTGGCTGTTGGTTTATCACGGTATTTGTAAAGACAAAAAACATAAGCTATAGAATGCCTTTTTATATCAGGACTACGTTCATCATCAGCATAGAACCAACCTTCTTTTTCGATTGCTTTTTTTATAGAAAAGCTTATATTAGAAGGATGGGTTTGTTCCCAAGATTGAAGATATGCAGATGATTTAATTTCAAGACAATTTCCCTTATATCGTAAGTCAAATCCTTGATTATCACTGCGAGCTTCGGTAAAATCAATTTCTAATGCCTGTGCCACAATAAATTCCGCTAACGGCCCTCTGATGCTTATATCAAGCAAGTCAGAAGAATACCACATAACGAAATCTGAGAATAGCTTGTTTATTGGCATTCCGTAAAATGTAAAGTGTTCATCACCTGTCATAATTTTTCGTTCAGGTTTCGATGAAATGTTAAAATCCATATAAATCACTCCTTTTATAAAATTGTAAATAAAAAAAATAGCAAAGTCAATGAACAAAAAAGCAAAAAGTTGTATTATAATACAATATAATTACATATTTCGCAAGCTTTTCGTTGACTATGCAAATTAGGGTGTGGTACAATCGACTTGGATATTTATAATTTAAAATAGGGGTAGTCCGTAAGGACTACTCCTATTTTTGTTGTTTAATTGATGGAGGTTGACCGATGGACGAAAAACGCATTGAAGTAGTAAC